GGTAAGCTCTGCGTCCGTGGCAATGCCGCGGCTATTCATCCGCACGTCGTCCCGCCATTGCTGCCAGATGAAATCCGGCACCGTGAAGGGTTCCAGCAGTTTGTCGATGTGCCTCTCTGTCTCGACGTCTCGGATGTTGTATTGCCGGAAAATCTCCCATTTTTCGGGGTCGTGCTTCGGCAGGTTGCGGGTGCGGCCACCGTTGGTCTTGGTCGGTTTGCAGGGGCAGCAGAAGTAGCGGATCAGCGCTACGCCTTCCCTCATCTTAGCCTTGTCCTCGGGCAGCTGGAGGGCCTGGCCCGCCATTTTCAGGCTGGCGGGCAGGCCGCAGTACATGGCGTGAACCATGCTGTCTTGCCATTGGTCGAGCCAATCCTCGCGCTGCTGCTGGGTCAGGTGGAAGTACTCGCTAAGGCACCACCACTCGAAGGCTGCATTCCAGGCCCGCTTGGTGAATCGTGGGTCAAAGAGCAGGGGCTTTACAGCCGCCAGCCCTGCGTTGTCGTTGTCGGTGGTATCGATAAGCACCACCCTGTAATCGTCTATCGCCACGCTGCAGAGCAGAATCTCAAAGTCCGGATCCTGGGCGTAGCGGTACGCTCCCACCTTGCCGATGTCCTGAGGACTATAGGTCTCAAGGTCGATCGTAAGCATCATGCTTGCCTCCGTGCCGTGTTCAGCTCAGCATGTCCTCATCATCCTGCGACAGAGGAGCGAAGCCGTCCGTGCCAGTATCGCCGCCCAGGCGTGCGCCGTCCTTCGTTTTCTGGACTGCTACCAGTCCTGCGCTGAGGCCCTTGCCGCCTTTGGGGTTGTTGTAGGCGTAGATGGACACCTTCACATTGGCGTAGCAGCCGCTGTAGACCTCCTCGCGGTTCATGACCGGGTTGCAGCGGGCATCGATGATCTTGGGCGGGTGGTCGGCGTTGGCCTTGGCGTTGATGAAGTGGCAGCCTGCGTAGTTGGAATCGCCGCCCTTGGTCGGGTCGGTGTCGCCATCGCGGAGCAGGGGGTGTGCGTAGCTGGCAGGCTTCTTGCCGCCCCACTTGGTGGTGACGGCCTCACTCTCGATCTTGGTCATCAGCTTCTGGAGGCGCTGGATGGTGGCGGTGTCCGTCTTGGGGATCAGCAGGCAGCAGCTGTACTGCATCTTGTCGCCCTCCATGCTCTGGCGGGCCTCCCAGATGTTGGCGTAGCTCAGGCGGCAGGGGAGAATAATTTCGTTCGAGTTCATGGTGTTTTGTCCTTTCCTTATTAAATGGGCGTAGTGTGGGTTTCTGGGATTCTTGAATCCCTCGGGGATGGGCTTGATTTCGTAGCGCCATTGGCGCCAGTTGACGCAGGTCTTTCTAAAGGCCCGCTCTGCTTTGCGAGGGGTCTCGGCGGCGATGCCAAAAACGAAGCGCTTTTCCGCGTTGCTCCAGACACCGTAGGTCATTCCTTGAGCACCTCGAATCCGTCCAGTGCGTGTTCTTCCTGCATCCGAATGGCGTATGCGCGCTTCTCCTCGGCTGTGTAGCTGTGCCAGTAACACCCACGGTAAGGGCGCGGAGCACTCCGTGCCATAGAGTAGGCGTCCCGATGGTGTCGCCGAGCCTCACGGGCTGCGTGGAAGGCTTCGTGGGCGTAGTCGTAGTTGCCGTGGAGTTCATAATACTCCTCGATGAAATTGTTGTAATTTACGAACCTGCGCGGGTCTTGGGGTGACGGTGCGTAGAATGGGTAATCCCCGGCTAAAGGTGGCATTACTTGACCACCTCGAATCCCTCCGTCGCATCATAGGCGGGCCGCTTATCGCTCTCGGGGGCCAGGGTGGGCTTGCCCTTGGGTTTCTCGACGTACTCCCCGCAGACCTCGGCAAAGCGTTTCTTGCCCAGCAGCTTCTCTGCTGCCGTCAGGCTGATGGGGCTGCGCTCGTACAGCATCGCCTCGCTGATGCCGTCGGCCTCGATGGCTTTAAAGGCTGCGTCCGGGTCGGTGAACCGGCGGGTGCTGCGCCCCTCGACCAGCTTCCAGCCGGGGACTTCATGCCCCTGCTGCAGCTGCTTTTGGGCGTACTCCTCCAGGCATTTCACATAATCCGCGATGCCCTGTGCCGCAATCAGCCACTCTCCGACCTCCTCGTCAGTCAGCAGGCGCGGATCTCGGGCCTCGGGGGTCTGGGTCATGAAGTCGGCCAGCGGGCCGTACTTCTCCTTCCAGGCGCGGCATTGGGGCTTGGCCTTGCACCAGCGGCATTGCTTTTCGCCGGGGTTAAGCTCGCCCTTGCCCTCCCACGCCAGCTTGGCAGCGGGGCGCAGGGTGTTCTCGGCCCAGTCGAGCAAGCTGTCCGCGCTGGTTTCCCAGGTCTCCGGCTCGCTCTGGATGCGGGGCTGGACGATGCTCATGCGCACCGTCTGGATGTCGTCGGTCGCGCTGAACAAGTCCCAGGCCCCCAGCGCGTACAGCATCATCTGGATGTTGTCCACCGGGCTGACCGGAACCCCTGCGCCGTACTTGAAGTCGATAACATGAAGGATGCCATCGCCGATCAGCAGGCAGTCGCAGGTTCCGAAGCACTCCGGTGCCCACCGCGTCATGCTGACCCGCTGCTCTACGCAAAGGGTCGGGGTGTGCGGGAAGCCGTCGTAGACCGTGTGGATGAAGTCGGCGTACAGTTTGGCGGCTTCCTTCATCTCCGGGGTGTAGGCGTCGCTACCCATCAGATCGTCCATCGGGGCTTCCGGCAATCCCGCCCAGCCGGGCAGGCTGCGCCTGACGACCTGCTCGCAGAGGTAATGCGCTGTTGTGCCCTCCTCCGCGTAGGGGCTGGTCTCGCTGGGCATATGCTCGGTAAGTCTGGCGCTGGGCGGGCAGGCTACCCATCGCGCCCCTGCGCTCGGGCTGAGGATTGCGTGCTTAGTCGGTGCCATCGTCTTTATCCTCCTCTACGCTGAGCGCATGGGACACAACGCAAGCCAGGACGTCAAGTGGTTGCTCGGGGTTCAGCTTCAGGATGACTTGCGCCAGCGCTTCGTGCACCCAGTATGCCGGGCCATTCACTTCTACCTTTGCCCCTTTCTCGCCGGTAGCCGTAACCCGGATGTAGTAATCGGGTGCCTCGTCTTTGACACGTTCAAGATCAGCGGAATGCGCCCACCAGTCACTTCTTGGGCCTCGAATGGCAGCTTGCGGCCATTCAACCAGTGTCGTTCCATCGGGGGCGGAGTCCTGGTAGACTGTTCCTACGGTGCCCGGTTCGGGATAGTACTCGGGGTGCTTCTTATGGTCTCCTCGTGTACGGAAGTTATCAATGAGTCGCACCTTGTCCCCTGTCATGAAACTAATCATTGTTTGCTGCCTCCTCCGTCAAAAATTCCAGCGTCTGGAGTGAGAATGCCGATACTCCGGCGACCTTGTCGTCGATGCAGCCGCTGAGCTTGATGATTTTTGCGGCGGCCCGGGCGAGGCAGTAAAGGATGCCGAAGGGGTTTCCGGCGCACTGGATTTCCAGCTGGTGGTTGCCGTCGTGGGTGATGTGGATGCTTACAGGTTGCTTACTCATTGTTTGCTGCCTCCAAATCTGCTTTGACGGCTGCCCATGTCTCGGCGGGCAGCGCAGTGATCTTCGGGGCGTCGTACTTCTTTAATACCGCCGCGACCCTGTCCATCTTGCCTGCCAGGGCCATCTTGCGGCCCAGGGCCTGCACCTCGTCAATGGTGACCGCCTTGGCGGCTGTGGGCTTCTCTGCGGGCTTCTCCGCCTCGATGGGCATCTCTCCGGCGCTTGGCACAGGGGCCTCTACGGTGGCCTGCTGCTGGGCCTTGGCGGCCTGCTTGCGCAGCAGTTCCTCGGCTTCAGCCTGCTGCTGGGTCTTGGTGTCCCTCGGCTGAGGTTCGATGGGCAGGCTGGGGATATCAAACCCGACCATGCCCGCGCCATCCATCAGCGCCTTGATGGCGGCCTTGTAGTCGTCTGCGCTGTCGGCGCGGATATTGATGTTAATGTTCATGTCAGTCCTCCTCAAACAGTTCCAGGTACCAGTGGATGGCGTTCTCAACGTTGCGCAGGTCGAGCGCGTTGATTACCCCGATAAAGCGGAGCAGGTGATCGCGGTCGATGGTGGTGATCTGGCCGACCACCGCTGCACTCAGTCTCTCGAGGCAGGCGCAGTGCAGGATTACGTTGCTGGAATCCTTACCATCCAGCCGGTGCGGCCCGCTGCTGATGGGTACGACCGTGAGGCAGGGGTTGGTGAAGTTGTGGACGTCGCTGCTGATGACCAGCACCGGGCGTGTGCCTCGGATGGTGCGATCGCTTTCGTTGCAGCCGCCGAGCGCGTCGTCGGTTACAAACCAGATGTCGCCACGGCGGGCGTTAGGGTAAGTAGTCATTTGTCGGCCTCCTCGTTCGGGTCAATAGCGGCCATGTTGTCAAATGCGTAGTCGACGCACTGCTCAATGACCGCGCCCAGGCTGATGCCCGCAACGTTGGCGAGCATATTCACCTTCATGTAGTTTCCCGGCGTCAGCCGGACGACCGGCTTCGTCAGGTTGCCGTCCTGCTGGATGAAAACTGGGCGGCCTGCCTTATTTCTGAGAATGAATTTTTCCATTGTGTGCCTCCGTGTGTTTGAGGGCTGCACCGCAGATGGCATTCAGGGCCAGCGTGCCCAGGATGATACCGGGGATGTTCAGGCTCCCCATTGCTGCAATCAGCAGCACCGTGGCGGCTGTGCCTGCCAGCTTCAGAATGTGCTTCATCGTTAGTACCTCCGCTCCTGGCTGACCAGCTGTCTGGCCAGCGTTGTGGCCGGAATGAGGCGACCCTTGTGTTCACCAATCCAGCCGCTGATCACGTAGCTGACCCGCTTGACGGGCAGCCCTGTGATGGCTGCGGCTTCGGTGAGGGTTACCAGTTCGCCTTTAGCCTCCCGGCGCACGCGCTCCAGCGCGTCTCTGTAACCTTCAGGCTCTCTCATTTCGGTGTCCTCCTGTTACTGCTTGCAGCTTTCTACAAAGGCTGCAAGGTCTTTGCCTGTGATTCGGATGGTTCGTCCGTCGCCCAGGTTGGCGGCGGGCAGCCGGTTCTCCTTGATGTAGCGGTCAACGCTGGCAATGCTCACCTGCAAAATGTCGGCCACTTGTTCGCGGGTGTAGACCCGGCTCTCGATCAGTTCCATTCGTGCCCTCCTTCCTTTTTAAGGGCAACGCGGACTTGCAAAGCGGTTGAAAGTATGTTATATTCAGATTGTCTAGGTCTGAATAGGTCTTAAAACGCTTTGTAATGCTGCGTTGCGTCCTGTTCTTGTTCCTTGCGCCTTATTTCGTCTTGTTTGGCCTCGGAACGTCTCCTATTCTACCCCACAAGGGAAGGAATGTCAAGAGTTTTCTCCACAAAAGTGGGGATTCTACGTTTTGCACAAATAGGAGGGTAAAAAATGCTACGAATTGACAGATTACTCGAAAGAGCAAAGGATCGGGGCGTTACTCAGTCTCATTTGGCGGAATTGGTGGGCCGCCAGCGCTATTATGTAAAAGACCTTGCTCGTGATGGCACTCAGCCGTCCGCTGAGACTATTGCGGTCTGGGCTGACGCTCTGTCCACCACCCCTGCCTACCTGCTGGGGGAGACGGATGAAAAAGAAAAGCCCACCGGCGCTGTGGCCGATGGGCTGTCTGACAAGGAACTTAAGTTGGTTGAGGCTTTCCGCGGGCTTAGTCCTGAGGAGCAGGATGCATGGATGCTGGTTTTGAGTGGGAAGAAAACGCCGCAATAAGCGGGTCTAAAAGCTCGGGGTGTGCACGCACCAAGTCGAGCAGTTCTTTTTCGCGATCTGTGAGTTCCTGCATTTTAGTATCCTCCTCTGCTGGGTGACTGACTTATTACAACTATACAAAACTTGCGGTTGTATTTCAAGTAGTAAATCGTGAAAATTTGAGCTTTGGTTTTAAAAGTACGGATTATTGTACTGCAAGGGAGGGATTCTCATGAAATGTCCAAATTGCGGCCATGAATTGTCGGATGATGAAACCCTGCGCTTTTGTCCTCGCTGTGGGCGGCCTGTGGATGACGCTTTGTCAACCCCGGAGGAACCTGCCTTGCAGAGTGAAACACCCCCAGCCGCGCCCGCAGCGCAGCCTGCGGCTTTCATGTCTTATGTGAAGCACCCGCTCCCCTGGATGGGTCTTGTGCTTTACACGCTGGTCGGGGTAACGGACGCGGAGCGAACCTACCCGGTGCTATTCGCGTCCCTCGTGGGCTGGCTGTCTGGTGCATTTACGATCTGGCTCTACCGGCGAGTGGTAGCCGCCCAGCGTGAAAAGAAGGCCCATCCTGCGCCCAAGCGGGAGGCCCCAGTGCGCGAGAAGAAGCCCCCTCGTCCCAAAAAGCAGCCGGTCGTTCTTGTGCGTACCTTCCTCGTCACCGAGGACACTCGCCGCAGCGGCTCCAGCTCTCTGCTGCGCGGCGCAGCGGGCGCTGTGACTTTTGGCGCGGTAGGTGCTGCCGCAGGTGTTCTGTCAGGCAAAAACCGCCATACTACGACTTTTGTGTTGGAGTACAGCGACGGCCACCGGGAAACCAAAACGGTTAAAAATGGAACGAAGGAGTATAATAAGCTCTGCACCCTGCTGGAGCGTCGGATATGAGGAGGTGTTCTCATGGGTCAGCGCAAGCGTCGGGCTGATGGACTTCTGGAAAAGAAGCGCACCATCAACGGAAAAGTTATGCACTTCTACGGTCATACGGTTGCTGAAATCGAGGCCAAAATTGACGCCTACAAGGCCGAACTGGCCGAGAAGGAAACCAAGGGCGAGAAGTTTGAAGTCGTCTATGACGCCTGGATGGAGCTTCGCCGCACGCAGGTCAAGCCCTCCACGCTGTACTGCTCTGCGTCGGCCTGCGCCCATACGCGGGCCGAGTGGGAGGGCTACCGGATGAAGGAGATCACACCTACCCGGATTGCTGCCTGGTACCAGTGTTTGGGCGACCAAGGTTATGCAAAGGGGACGGTTCGTAACCACAACGACGTGCTCTCCTCTGTGTTCAAGCATTGGATTGTCTACTTCGGCGGCGATTTCAACCCCTGCCCCTACGTCGACGTGCCGCGTAACCTGAAAACGAAAGTTCGCACCCCGCCCACCGATGAACAACTCGCGGCAGTCAAAGCCCACCCGGAGGATTTCGGCTTCGTGGCCTGGTTGCTCATGTATACCGGGATTCGGCTAGGTGAGGCCATGGCACTGCAATGGCAGGACGTGGATTTTGGGACAGGGTTTATTCATGTTACGAAGTCGGTCTGGTGGGATAATGGCCGCCCGGTCGTGACCACCCCTAAGACGAAGAATGCCATCCGCGATGTGCCTATCTTGAACGTGTTACGGCCCTTGCTTCAGGAGCGGCAGGGAGCGCCTACGGACTACGTTTGCTCTGGGCGAGCTACACCCTTGACGGCATCCGAGTACCGCAACAAATGGGGCGTCTATTGGCGCAAGCTGGGCTACTACCATTCCGACGGCTCAGGCTCTTGGGATGCGGACGTTTCTGCGCACCAGTTCCGGCATGGTATGGCCTCCGTGCTCTATGAGGCAGGCGTCGGCGAAATGGAAGCGCAGCGAATCTTGGGCCACGCCTCAATCACCACCACCCACGAAATCTACACCCACCTGCGCCAGGCGCAACTTTCCGCAGCTACCGATCGCCTGAACGCCTTCTTGGCAAACGGGTCGCAGGTCGTATAAAAGTCGTAAGGAGTCAAAATGAATCGATACAACGACATTAGAATAATGGTCGATGAATAATCGTTGATTTTTGGAACTTTTTCGTCACTACGAATAAATAACGAGAGTTCGACAAAAACAGAAATTCTTATGCTGCGCGGTACTCCTCTTTTCTCCGACATTCTAGGTCGTATTTTGGTCGTAGGTCGTAAAAATGGCGTAAAATACGGCAGAATGAGACGGTAAAAATGGCCCTGTTTTTGGGCCTCCGATTCAATAAAATGAACCCCTGGGATTCAGCGTCCCAGGGGTTCATTTTATTGAATCACTTCTTTTGCTCCGTCTGCGTGCCGAAGTAGAACGCCACCACCATGGTGACGATAGTCATTACTGTGTCGGGCTGCAAGCCGCCGCGCAGGGCCAGCACTGCGAAAACGACCACGACGATCAGTGTCACGATGGTCTTGACCTTAACCAGTGCCGCCAGGTTCTTCCAGAAATCATTCATGGGTCAGTCCTCCTTCAGGGGCAGCGCCTTGGCGCGGTTGTACAGCTCGGTGCCTGTACCATTGCCGCCCAGGGCGTGGTATGCCTTGTAGATGTACTCGATGTTTTTGAGGCCCGCGGTGTCGATGTACCCCAGCGCGATGTAGTAGGTGCAGGCCTGGTACAGGCGGTCGTGCAGGATTGCCAGCAAGCCTTCCTTGATGGCCGCCATTTCCGCTTCTTGGGCCTTGGCTTTGGCTTGGCGTTCTTCCTCGTGCTTCTTGACCTTAGCCGAGAGGCGCTTGTACGCCAGCCCCAGTGCGCCGGTGATGATGCCGAAGGCCCATTGAATCCAGTATTTTGCTATCCACTCCGGCACGGTCAGCCCTCCACAAATTTGGCGTGGTACGCCTTATCGTTGTCCAGGCCGTACTTCTTGGCGACGGTGTAGAATTCCATCGCCGCGGCGTTCGGCAGTACAACGTGGTCGAGCCAAATCTCCTGATAGGTCGGCTCGGAGGGCTTGTCCAGCGTCGGCAGGGTCTTGACGATGCGGTTCAGGTCGGTCTCCGGCCCGATGCCAGGCACACCGCCTTTGGCGGTCTGACCGTACTGGTGGATGTAGCGCGGCAGGCTCGTGTCGTATTTCGTGCGCGTGTCGGCCAGCCAGCCGATGTAGTCCTTGCACAGGCCCTCGTAGTCGATGTTTGCCGTGGCAAACGACGTAAACGTATAGACGCCCGGCTGGTAGCCCAGCGCCGCCGCACGCACGCAGAACGCTCGGGCGCAGGCCGTGCGCTGCGCCTTGGTCAGGTTGTCCGCACGGCCATCGTGGACGCCGGTCTTGGTTGTGTGTCCCCATTCGCTGTCGAAGAACAAGGGATAGCCGGTCGGGGCCAGGCTGGCGCAGAAATCCGCCTCGGCGCGGGCCTCGTCCTCGGTGATGGCCTGGCTGAAGAAGTAGAACCCCAGCAGCTTGTTGTTGGCCTTGGCTCCGGCCAGGTTGACGTCAAACTGCTCGTCCTTCATCAGTGCGCCGGTGCCATACCCACGGTAGCCGATGCGCATCAGGGCGTGGTAGGGGACTTTCGTCCAGTCGATGACGCCCTGGTGGTAGGACACGTCGATGACGGTTTCCCCGCTCTCTGTCGGGGCGGCATCCTCCGCCGTGCCATAAACGCCCACGGCATTGTCGCAGCCTGCGTAGGCGGTGGGGTCAAGCCCCCTGCCGGTCGCCGTGGCACGGACTTCCAGGTGACAGTGGTCGTAGGGACAGTCCCCCAGTGCCGCGTTGCCAGTCCTTCCCATAACAGCCAGCGCGTCACCGCTGCTGACTTTCTGGCCTGCCTGCACCAGCAGGGACGAGCAATGGCAGAAGTACAGGAAATTGACGGCGTCGGGCGTCTGGTCTGCGTCCAGCTGAACACAAACGTAGTAGCCCCACTCCCAGGTCTTGTTGCTGCGGTCGAGCACAATCCGCGCCCGGACGACCTTGCCGGTGATCTTCTTGCCTTTGTAGTAGGGCATTCGGATGGTCTTGTCGTCCAGCCCTACCAGGTCGATGCCGCCGTGCCAGGTCTTACCGCCGCCGCGCGTCCAGCCGTAACGGCCCCAGCTGTACACGACCTGCACGCGACCGTAGAAAATGCTTGCCAGTCTCATGCCTTGGCCTCCAAAGCGGCGATGCGCTTTTCGAACTCACGGATTTTGCTGCTGACAGGGGTGCGGTAGCTGACAGTCATCTCGCCATCACCGCTGACGGTGCAGCTACCGTCCTCCGCGGGGAGTGCCCGCAGAGGCGTGACGGTCTGCTCCGTTACGACAGGGGTCTCGGTGGCGGACGTCAACTTGTACACAAACGTCACCGGCGTGCCCGCGTCGGCCTGGGCTTTCAAGTACTCTTTGAGCAGCGCCACCGTCTTGAAGCCATGGCGCAGGATGATCCGCGTTTTGCCCGGCTCGGCGGTTGTGTTGGTGCTGACCGTGTACAACCCCGCGTCCGAGGACAGCGTGCCCGCCAGCGGGCTGTAATGGCTGCACAGGATGTCCCCCAGGCTGCCGATGGTGCCGGGCACGGTGATATCCGCCGTGTCCCGCGGGTTCGTCCAGGAGATCCAGTTCTCGCTGCCGTCCACGGTCAGCTTGATGGCGCGGTGCGTCTCCACGACTTTGCCCTCATCGTCAAGCGCCACGCTGTCCCCAGTGTACAGAGGCCCAGTCAGGGGAATCTCCACGGTGCGCGTCTCGCCGCCCTTGGCAGTCAGGGTCATGGTACCACTAGCGCCCAGACCGCTCAGGGCACGGATATTCTCTGGGCTGGCATTGCCTTCCCCCGCCTGGACGGTCTTGCCCTGAACCGTTACGGCCAGGGGGCTTTCGTTGCCAGGGGTACACTGGATAGGGTTGCCGGTGAAGGTCTCGGTGGTGTTCAACAGGCTGAACCCCATAAATGCTTTGATTTCATGGCTGTTCATGTCTGTGGCATCGGCGTCCTTTTTGGCCGCTGCCGCCGATTTTGCAGCAGCGTTGGCGCTGTTCTCGGAGGCGGTTGCGCTGTTTGCAGCATTAGAAGCACTCTTGGCTGCGTTGGTGGCGGAACTGCCTGCGTTTGTATCGCTCTGCCCAGCAGCTTTTGCACTGGTAGCTGCTGCGGACGCGCTGTTCTCGGCAGATTTCTTAGCATCTTTGGCAGCCTGCAAGTTGATTCCTGCGTTTGCCAGCAGCTGGCCGAACTCCTCACGCGTGCCAGTGTAGCCGTGCGCTTTGGCGTCGGCGTAAGCGGTAACTGCGCCCAGGTCGGTAGTAGAAGTGTTAGACATGGATTCGTACCTCCAGATTCGTGTCGTTTACGATGGCAAATTCGAGAGTGTCTTTCAGATCGGCGGTGCTCGTGTACAGCAGATGCCCTGTGTCAGGGTCAATGGTCATCTGCAAGTAGCTGAGGGGGATGCCGGACGATGTGTCTGCCTTGCCGCCGCCGAAAATCAGCGCGGCTTGAATTGCTTTCAAGTCCATTCGGAACCCTCCTTACTGGCCCACAAATTGGCCGGATTCGTTGGCAATGTAGAACTTGTGCTTTGCCTCCGGGTCGGTCACGTACAGAACCGACATGGGCGCGAAGGTGTGCGAATCGCTCATACCGTCCACGTCCTTGCCGCTGGTAGGCAGCACGGCGGGGGTCTTGTCCGCAAGAATTAAGACCTCGTAGGCGCTGCCGCCCTTCCAGGTTGCATCGATCAGCTTCATGGTGTTTCTCCTTCCTTATGCAATTTCAATTGTAATCCATAGCGCATCGTTAAGTCGGAATGTGTCACCGGTTACGGACAAGGTCGTGCCATTGGAAACGCTGACGGTTTGATCAAACGAGTAGTCTCCTCTTGTGTTAGCACCCAAAGATAACAGTGATGTAGACCCGATACTAATGTAGCGTGTGCGGTTTCCGTCACACTTGTAATAATTTCCCCTTATCCGCACTCTTCCAGCTTTTACGAATCTACAGCCCCATGCACTGGCACTCGTCACCCATGTGCCATCGGCGTAAAGCACTTGCTCCAAATCCTGTCTGCCGTCACCACCAGTGGTGCCCGGTCCGACATGCGCACTGGCGTAAATGCACCGTCCCGTGTAGTCCTTGCTTGCCGTAATTCTTCCACCGCCATTGTGGTATCCTTCCGCAATCGTGTAGCTGCCGCCCGGGGCAATGGTCGCAGACGCTGCGCCCCTGTTTACGATGCCACCGGAAAATTTCAGCCCATTCGCGCTGGAGGCGGTCTTTCCCTGCATCAGATCAGATGCGCTTGCATCGCCAAGCAGCGAGCCAGCCGCCCCCAGCCCGCCTTCCGTGTAGCCGTCAGACTTGTACATCCAGAGCTTTCCGCTCTCCATGGTCAGCTTATCCGCAGTCGGCCATCTGCCGTTGTTACGCATGGTACCCTTCTGCAATGTCTTACTTCCCGCATAGAAGGGTACCCCGGCCAGCACTTGTGCAGGCTTGGCGGTGGCCTGTGCCAGCTTGCCGGAGGATAATCCACCGCCGCCGTTAAAATCCAGGCGCTGCCCATCAAAGTTAAACAGCACCCAGCGCCCTGCCACGATGCAGTCGCTGTCCACGGCGTCCGCACCGCAGTAGGCAGGGACGGCCTTGCCGTTCACCGACCAGGTATCGCCGCTGTTCCACGCGGCGGGGATTTTGCAGCGCCCCACCGCGCCCGAGCCTGTCAGTTCGTACACCGTGCCAGACTTGACGCAGGTGTACACCTGCACGCAGACATCCGCGCCCAAATCAGCAGGGTCGAGCGTAGAGAATCCCTCCGCCACGCGCTTTTCCAGGTCGTTCATCGTCTCGGCGTCGAATGCGTCGCCGTCCTCCATGATGACGCCCTCGGCGCGGGCCACGTCGTACTCATTGTCATTACCGGTGGGGGTCAGGCGTCGGCGGGCGGGGTGCTCGCTCTGGCGGTTTACCCAGGTCTTTTTCTCAAACATTCAGATCACTCCTATCGCTTGCCCGGCGCAGATTTCGCCGGTATATCGCCGTATGCTGTTGCGTCGCCACAACTCGTGCAGGCTCCACAGCACTTCCTCCATGGCATTGATGCCTGTGTACAGCGTCGTGGGTTCCTCGGGCAGGTCGGATGTGCCCGGCAGCACAAAGTAGGCGTCCCGCACAGCTTGGATGTTTTGCAGGATCCGCTCCATCTCGTTGCGGGTCAGAAAGTCCGTCGCCTCCCAGTGCCGCGTTGCCACTTTCGCCCCCAGCAGTGATGCCATATAGGCGGTGTTGCTCTCAATGCGGTTCAGTGTCTCGGCGTTCAGGTAGCACTTGTCCGCGCCCTCGGCCACGTTGGCCGCCGTGCGGTCATAGATGGGAATCTGCCACAACTTAGATCAGGCTCCTTTCCCCGGCGTGTATCTCGTCCCCGGCGTAGGCCGCTGCCGTGCCCGAAAGCCTACGCCCCACGACCTTGGCGTCTGCCACAAAGCCGCCGGTCAGGTCAAATTCCAGCTTGGTCAGCACGCCGCGTACCATCTCGCCGCCGAAGCTCTGCACGATGAGGCGATCAGCCAGCTTTTCATCCCCTGCGATCATGCGGAAGGTCTGCTCGTACCGCTGGGCGTAGTAGTCCAGCACCCGGTTTGCCACCGCGGCAGCCCGGTCGGGGCTGACCAGCGTTGCATCCGTCACGGTCAGTTCGTTGTCCTGGGCATTGGGCGGCAGGTTGGCTGCGGCCCGGCGCAGGATGATCGTGCTGTCCACGTACTTGCGCCCGGTCACGCAGACCTCACCGGCCTTTGAAACAGCCAGGGTGCAGCGGTTCACGCCGCGCCCGGCCAGGGCGGCCCCGGTCACGGTCAGGCTGTCGGCCACAGCCGGGGCGCTGAACGTGACCTGGTAGGTGCCCGGCTCCAGCGTGTCCTTGTATAGCTCACTGGAGGCATCCTCGGCCTGGTAGCGGTGGGCCGTCACGGCCACAGCGGTTATCAGGGGATTCAGCGTGACCTTGCTGCCGTTCTGGAATTTGCGGTCATAGGCGATCATACCGCTGGCCCGGGCCGGGGCAGGAGAAATGCGTATCAGGTCGCTGCGGCTGCAATCCACCACCGCGCCCACGGCAAAGGCCAACTGCTGCAAAGCTTCCCGCCGTGTGCCCGCGGCCAGGTATCCCTGCACCCGCTCAGCGGCCAGTTCCGCGTCCAGGGTGTAGCTGTATCCGTCCAGGATGTCTGCTGTCAGCGCCCCGGCAGTGGTGTCATAGACGCCGCCGTCGTAGGGTGCACCGTCCAGCAGTCCCACGGCGTCCACGGCGGTAAAGTCCGCCAGCGTGTCGCCGCTGTTTTCCCAGTCGCTCAGGTAGAACGTGCCCATGCAGTAGCTCGTGCTGCTGGTGCTGCGTGCCTCGGGGCGCACATCCTCCCAGACGGTCAGCTTCTGCTTGTGCTGCAAAACATCAAAGTAGCCCTCGGGGTTCAGGATGGAGAATCGACCCTCTTTGTTGTAGAGCGTCAGCCCCAGCGTGTTGATGCTGATTTCCGCGCTGAGGGGGTCGCATTCCTCCAGCACATGGGCCTTGACGATCTCGTCTCCTGCAAAGTGCAGGTAGACGCCGTAGTCCAACCCGGCCAGCTTCAGGTAGCGCCCCGGGTGGTTGGTTTCCAGGAACGTCAGCCGGATGCGGCGGTAGCGGTCTACCTTCTTGGCGCAGTAAAAGTCTACGGCGTCAGGCGTAAACAGCGCGGAGGCCAGCAGGCCGCCGTCTGCGCCGTACCACTGGATTTTCAGCTTGCTGGCCCAGTCCCCGGTGGGGGCGTAAAAGTGCAGCGTCAGGCCGCTGCTGCTGTGCGCCTGGCTGAACTGGATGTCCAGCACAGGCGGGTCGGTAAAGGCCCCGCTCTCGCCGGACTGCACGGCGCTCCATAGCCCCCAGAAGTATGCCTCGGGCACCTCGGGAAAGAAGGAGAAGCTCCCATCCATGAGCCATTGGCGGCTTTCCAGCGTGCCGTATTTCACCTGGCTGGGGACAGCCTCCACCAGCAGGTCACGGCGCAGACGGCAGAACGGCTGCGCTGCGTCGCAGGCAGGGCTGCTGTCACCCCGGGCCGTCACGTCGTACAGGCCAAATTCCACGCGCGTGTTGGTGCGCATCTGTCCGCCTCCTTACGTTCTTGCGGGTTCCTTCGCGATAAAGTTCACGGTCAGGCCCTTCCAGTAGTTCTTGGCCCCCTTCTTGCGCAGCAGCTCGTCGCCCACGTTGGAGAAGTACGCCTTGAACGTGTAGTCGCCTGCCTCGTCGGGCACCGTGACGGTGTGAAACTCCACCGGCTCCGTCAGCTTGCGCCAGAACCGGGCATACTCGTCCGGCTTGATGCCCGGCCCCAGCTCTAGCTTGTAGTTGAAGTACACGCCGATCAGCTCGCGCTTCAAATCGCCGGATTCCGTGCGCTCGGCGTATTTGTCGAGGAAGTCCGCAGTGCGTTTCAGATGCAGCACGTCAATGTCGTAGCCAATGCCATCCACAATGACCATCAGTACACACCTCCGCTCACCAGCCGCGCTCCGCGACGGTTGTTTTCCTTGTCGATGTAGGGGTTCAGCAGCCGCACCAGCTGCGCCAGGTCGCCCGCAAAGCGGATTGTGATATCCTGCCCGCCCTGGGCGGCCAACACCTCCGCCAGCGCCTCCTGGATGGTCTCCAGCGGGGCCTCGACGTTCGTGCCATTGGTCTGGTCGCCCAGCATTGCCAGAAACCTGTGGTTCGGGGGAATGACTGCGCCCCGGGCCAGCGCGGGCACCGGCAGGCTTGCCAGGGGGGCTTCCATGCTTTGCTGCGCGGGAGACCCGCTGGTGACTGCATTCCAGGCGGAGGAGACTTTGTTCGCGATAGCTCCGCCGAGGTCACCCAGGCCGCTGACCAGGTCTTTCACGCCCTGGACGACGTTGCCTACCCGTTCCTTGATTCCATTCAGCACGTCCGCTGCTTTCTTGTGCAGGGAGTCAAAAACCCCGAAGAAGATTTGCTTGATTGCATTCCATGCACCCTCCCAGTCGCCCTTAAAGACGCCGGTCAAAAAGTCGATGATGCCCTTCAGTGCGGTGAGCGCCATGTCGATTTTGTCGCAGATTACCTTGATGATGGTCTTGACGACGGTTCCGATGGCGTTGAAAACGTCCTTGAAAACCGGGCCAAAGGTGGCAAGCAGCCAGCTGATAAGGGGTGCGAGCACTTGGTTCCAAAGCTCCAGAACTGCCTGCACGATGGCGGCAATGATAGCCACCACCCATTGGCAGAGCACCTGTACCAGGGCGATGACGCTCTGCACGAGGTCGGTGATTTTGTCCCACAGCGGTTTCAGGCTGTCGTTCCAAAGCTCGAGGATGACCGCCATGATCTCCTGGATGATGGGGTAGACGATGCCCTCCCAGAATTGAATGACGATCTCCCACAGGCTCTGGATGGCTGTCTTGGCGCTGTCAAGGACAGGGACGACGTAGGTAGTCCAGGTCTCCTCGACGGCAGTAGCCAGATTGAGTGCTGCGGTCTTGATGGCCGCAAAGGCGGGCTGTATCGTGTCGATCAGGCCCTGCACCTTGTCCTTGGCCATGTCCCAGTTCTGGTACAAAAGCACACCCGCGGCAATAGCGGCCCCGATGGCTGCCACGGCGATACCAAAGGGGGATGCCAGGAAGCCGACCGCGGCAGAAACAAACCCCGCGGCTACCTGCAGCCCGCCAAAGGCTCCGACCAAGAAGCCGATAGCCTCTCCGGCGATGTGCAGCGGGTCGGCCAGCCCAGTCAACGATTCTAAGAATGCGTTCAGCTTGTCCAGCAGGCTACCCAGGATGCTGCTATTGAACTCGGCCAGACCGTCAATCAGAGGCTTGATGACCTCGTTGTACAAGTTCCCGAGTGCCGCGTAGAAGTTCGCGATGCCATCCGAGATACCCACAAAAAACGGAGCGATGGCGGCAAAGAAGTTCGAGAACACTTCCCGGATTTTCTCTGCGTTGTCAATGAATGGCTGCATCAGCGGCTTTGCCAGTGCGTAGCCGATCTGCTCCCTGGTCTGCACCCTGCCCAGGGCCGAGTTGGCAAAAATGCCAATGAAGCCTGAGGTCAGTTGCTTGGCTCCCTCGCTGCCCAGGCTGCGGAAAACAACGGCGACGGCTGCAGCAAAATCGCCGAACAACCCCACGATGTCTGCGCCAAGGTTGAAAGCGTTAGCAAGGATTCCCTTCAGGAACTCCTTGTTTCGCTCTAAGTAGCGGGCCAGGCCGCCGACCAGATTCTCGGCAATGGACACGCCGATGGAGGCCGCTGCGCCTACGACTTCACCCAGCGCGTAGGCGCAGGTGTCTGTGAAGCGCTTAACTGCTGCCGATACCTCGGGGTCTGTCCAAATCTCTTTCAGGATTGCTCCGATTTTGGCGAGGTCGTCCTTGATGTTTTTCAGGCCCTCCCCAGCGTCGCCGAAGCCCTTCTTGAAGCCCTCTTTGAATTTGTCGAGCAGTTCCTTCATTCGGTCGCTCAGTGCATTAACGCTCTCGTCGATGCCGCTGAAGTCAGGGGAGATTCCGCTGCCGCCGCCTCCGCTGTCGTTCTTGTTCAGAACGTCCAGCTCGTCAAACTTGGCGAGCTCGCCGGAGGCTTTCTTGGCGGCAGAACCAGTGGCCGAGATGGCCTTGCCCTGCTTCTTCATGACCCCGATGCTCTTGCCGGTGATGAGCGAAATGAGACGAATAAAGGCGTTCAGCAGGGAGTTTATCAGGTTGATCAGCCAGGTGATGACGGGGGCGAGAGCGCTTGCCAGCCCGGCAGCGGCAGTTGCCGCAGAGCCTTTCAGCTGGGCGAAAGCCTTCTGCACACCATTGGTTTTCAGGATTGCCGTGCCCATCTCATTGACAAGGGCGGTCAGGGCTTTGGAGATCAGGTTGAAAATCAGAGCCCCGGCCACCAGCTGACGGAGACGGCTGCCGAAGTAGGTTGCTGCCTTGCTTGCTGCTTTGATGCGCTGGGTCGTCGTAGTGATGGCCCCATCGCCGCTCTTACTGCTGGAAGCAGTGGGGAGCGAACCCGCCAGCTTCTGCTGCCGGGAAACAGCGGCCTGCTGGCTCTGCAAGGTGGCCGTCAGTGCGGCCTGCTGGTTTTGTAGCCCGGCGACCGTGGCACTCTGCTTTTTGTACGCCTCATCGACGGCGGCGGCCTTGGCCTTCTGCTTGTCCAGCTGGGCATTCAGGGCCTCCAGACGCTTGACGTCCTCGGGGTCAGTCATGCCTACACCCTGGTTGTGCAGGGCGTCCATCTGCTGATTGACCTGCTCCAGCTGGGCGGCGGTAGCGTCTGCTGCGGTCTGCGCGGCGGCAATGCGGGATTTATAGTTGGCATTAACAGCCTCGGAGGCTGCGGCCTGCTCAGGGGTGAAATTATCGCCCATCTTATCCCTCGCAGCAAGGAACGCCTTGTAGTCGGCAGTCAAGCGCTCGACCGTTTGGTCTTGGTTGGACAGCGTGGCCGTCAGTTCTTCATTCTGGCCCCGCAGGGCCTCGTACTGCTTGCTGAGGTCTATCTTCCTGCCTATCTCCTCGATGGCCTCCTGAGTGCTCGCAGCGGCCTCTTGGGCGGTCTTGAGATCATCGGCCAACTTAAGATGCTTATTGGAGGCAGTAGTGATTTGTCTGTCCAGGGATGCGATCTGCTTGGCGGTATTCGTCACGTCCGCCTTCAGCGCTTTCAGGTCAGCCTGCGCCGCCTTACGGTCGATGCGGGCATCGATGACGATTTTTTGATTGGCCACGTTTTCACTCTCCTAACAAAGCCAGCAGGCGCAGTTCTTCTTCGGTCTTTTTGTGTTTGTGTTTGACAAGCTCGGGGTTGTTCCGGCAGAACTCCTCCTCGGATTTGTCCAGCTTCTGGCCTTTACGGCGCTTGCTGCGAATCCGTACAACCGTACCAAACAGCCCTTCCGGGTCGATGTTCATGTACGCCCCGAGAAAATCCCACCAGTGCAGGTAGGCGCATTGGCGGCAGCTGTACCCGAGAACTTCGTCCACGGCGGGGGCGATGAGTTGTACATCTTCACCCCAGTCGGCCAGCGGGGCCGCCGCAGGCAGGTCGGTGTCCACATCTCTGCCCAGGTTAATAAATTTCATCGCTTCGGTGAAGGCTTCCGCCAGGCTCGGCAATTCCTGCCAGCGAGGGTACAAAATTCGCAGGCAGGCCAGGCGCTGTTCCTCGGGAGGTAGGTCGTCAGCCTGCATGGCACTCAGGGCGTCAAGCACCGCCCTGAAATCCGAGCGTATAGAAAAAGGCTGCCCGCCAACCTCAACGGTGACAGGCAGCCTCCATCCGTTCACGCCTGCTGGCCGGGTGCCAGACCTGCCGCGCTGCCCTCATATGCTGCGGTGTGCTGCTTGATGCGCTCCTCAGCGGCTTTGGCGACAGATTTCTGGGCGTCCTCCATCAGCGGGGCCAAAGCATCCAGGATGTGCTCCAGTACGAGCTTGCCGTCCTCACAAACCGAGAAGCAGGACAGCCCGCCGAACAGAACCCCGGACACCGGGCTGCCGAGCGCGTAGTCGATTTTCTCCTTGACGCGCTTGTCCAGTTCGAGGGTGTCCGCGATAGTGATGTTGGTGGTGTCCACCTGCTCCAGCTCATGCAGAACGGCTTCCCAGCGGCCCGCCAGGCCGAGGTCTGCCAGATTGATGCGGATGGTTCCCGCTAAGGTACCATCCGGGTCTACAACGTCGTAGCTTTTAAAGCCGCGGTCAATTTTCAGTTCCATAGTGTGCCTCCGTTATGCCTTAGCCCGCAGGGGTAAAGGTCTTTTTGCTCACGTCAAACGTGCCCTTGGTCTTGACGCCAGTGTAGTGGACATTGAAGGGGATCTGGTAGCCAGTGGTGTCGCCGCCGTAGCTGGACACTTCGATGTAGCACTCCTCCTTGATGGCGGGGTAGGCACCGGCGGTTGCCTCACCCCAGAGCTTGACCTCGACGATGTCGGTTTTCAGGTCGTCCAGTACCAGGTCGCCGTCGATGATGGCCTGCAGCCGGGTGAACAGCGGGTCGTCCTTCTCGGCGTAGTAGGGGCTGACCTCGCCCTGCTTCTGGTAGCTGTCGATGACCACCGACGTCTCGCCCAGGATGTTCGACTTCTTCTCGACGTTGGCGGACAGCTCAGGGCTGTACTCCTCCAGGTCTTTGCCCAGGCGTACATAGCTGGCCGTGCCCTCATCGTTGGTGAAGTTCGCGTTCAGGTAGTGGGCCATGAATTTTCGTTCGATTTTCATACTTCCAACTCCTTCGTGTGGATCGTGATTTGAATTTGATACCGTGCCGCATTGGCGTCCGCCCCAGTCGGGATACCGGCGTTGGCAGTCTCGATGCCTTCCACCTCATACCCTGCAATGACGGGGTAGTTGTGCGCCCGGTTCGCGCCACGAATCCAGGCGGCCAGGTTGGCGAAAAAATCCGCCGCGGCAATGTTGGCTTTGATGGCTGCGCCATAGGGCAGTTGGGCTACAAAGGTCAGCTGATGAGTGGCGTGATCCATGCCGAGAATATCTTCCCGGTGGGATTCGCCCGCCGTACACAGTGTATACTCGGTGGCCTGGCTGCCCAGGTAGTTGGCGTTGAACTTATCAGTTTTGTCAATGAGCGGACATTCCTCTCGCAGCCATTTCCGGGTGGCGTCCAGTGCGTTCATTCTGCGTGTCCTCCTGCAAGTTGTGCGGCTCCGCGCACGATCTCGTCCCCATGGTCGGCCCACGAGCGCTGTGCCCAGTAAGCCCCGCGCATGGGCGCTCCGTTGAAATTCCATTCAGGGTGTGCCCAAATGTAGAGGACGTAGGGCGTTGCGTAGGTAATCAGGCCGGTTCCGACGAGCGTGTTAATCAGTGCGCTGTCCTTTGTTGCGCCTGTGGCAAAAGGCACGTAGGGGTCAGTCATGCGGATGAACTCGGAATCGATGAACTTCTGCGCCTCGCTCATGGGGCCGATGCGCTGCTGAATTTCGGCGTCCAACCCGGATAAGTCGACGCGTACCTTGAGGTCAATGTTCATCAGTGCGCCTCCACGTACCAGTGCGGATTGCGTCTGGCCCCGCGGTTGTCATGCACTGCGAGGATCGTCATCCGCTGGCCCTGGTACTCGATATGGTCTCCGGGCCGCAGTGTCCACGTATCCGCCGCAGCGGCGGCGCTCTGCGCAGCCCATGCGGCAGGGGCGAGGAACTTGTCGTCTGCGGGGATGGGGGCCTCAGAAGCGCTCTGCGTGGCCGCCAGCGTGTGCCCGGCAAAAATGCGAATCTGCGCCAGCGAGGCGGCGGCCAGCCCATCCGCAGTAGCATTGGCTACGGTCTTGGCATGGACGCTGCACCCCTCCAGGCGAGTGGTTATCTCCGCCTCGGTGTCCGTCTCCGGGTCGTAGCGGAGATTGCGCACCGTTATCGTTTTGTCAGCGAGCAGCGGCATGGCTACCTCCTATGAAAATGGACACCGACCGCCTTGGTCGGGCATCGGTGTCCAGAATTCAATGTCTTGCGGGCGGGTGGTATACGCCGCCTGCGTAGAGCATCCAGCTTGTAGCAGGGCCGCCCAGCGCCTGCCGGACGGTCTCTCGGTCTCGCGTGGCAGCTTCCTTGCGAAGGTCAGCCGCAGAGGCGTAGCTCTCGGTGTATCCATCATTGCTGCTGCTCGTGACCGTGCCCTCGGACGACGCCTCTGCGGTCAGCTGCCGGGCTGCTGCATCCGAAAGGAGCAGCGCCTCGCAATCCTGCAAGGCTTTCAAGCTGGCAGCGTCCGCAGCGGTGGCGGCTCGCCAGTGGGTAAGCTCGAGAATCGTCAGGGTCGCCCGGGCGGACAGGCGGGGAAAGTCCGCCGCCTCGATGGTTTCATAGCCGTAGGCCTGGTACTGCTCGTGATTCAGCCATCCATCTGCCATGAGTGACCTCCTATCAGGCGGTGAGATCCTCTTCCTTGATGGTGATCTTGCCGATGCGGACGTTCTGGTGCTCGAAGCGCAGCGCCCAGTTTGCCTTGTTCGTGAACTCGGCGTCGGTCGGGGTCTCGCCCACGATGCTGTCAGCCAGGAAGGAGACACCGTTCGGGTGGAGGATCAGGCTGCGGTTGTTGTACAGGATGTCCGTACCGCCGCCCTTCTTCGGGTCGTAGTCGGAGTAATCCGGCGTGGTGACGGTGGGGGAAGCCTCCAGGAAGCACCCCTGGCCGAACAGGTAGCAGTCATAGACCTTCTTGGTGCTCTCGAGGTGCACCGTGCCGCGGTCATTGACAATGACGATCAGGCCGTTGATGGTGGGCAGGTCAACGGTGCGCTGGAGCACGTTTGTGATGGTGTACTTGTTGTAGTCCACCAGGCCCATCTTCTGGTACGCAGCAAAAATCTTGCTGTGCATCACGAACAGGCCGAACTTGTTAGCGAACTCGCCCAGTGCAGCCTGCTGGCCGTCGATAATAAGGCCAGCGTTCACGCCGCCCGGGGCGGTGAAAACGTGGGTTTTCAGACCCTCCAGACCCAGGACGGCGTCGGCGGTCTTGACCAGCAGGCCCTGGCGGTACATACGCCAGTACTGTGCGGTATGGCGGGCCACGGCCTGCATCGGGTTGGCGGCGGTCAGCTCGCGGACGAGCTGGTTGGCCTTCCATGCCTTCATGCGGTCGATGCGGATGAAGCTCTGCTTGCCGCCGGAAATCTCGACCGGCTCGTTGTCGGTCTTGCCATCACGCACCAGGGGCGCGTCCTTGTCGGGGTCGAGCGGGTTGTAGAAGCGGGTGGTACCGACCGTGCCACCATTGTCCAGCAGGTTGGTCATGGTGGTGTCGGATGCCAGAATGCCAGAGGCCAGGATGCTGTCGGTAAAGATGGGCTCCTGGTCAACAAAAGAACCATAGACTTCCGGGTCAAACGGAAAGCCGCCAAAAGTGCCAGTAGGCATGAGTTATCCTCCTATCAGTAAATGCTGTGTGCAGCCCGGCGGTTCTTGGCGCACAGGTCAGCGAAGAGCGTCGGGTTCTTGGCCTTCAGCTCCATGCGGGCCATGTAGTCCATCACTGCGAAATCTGCGGCAGTGGGGTCGCCGCCCGGGGTGGGCTGGTCGTTGTTGGGCTTGGGCACGACCACTTTACGGCCATTGCCTGCGTCGCCCTGCGGGTTGGTGTCGGGAGCCTTGGCGAACCAGTGAGGCTTCGTCTGATTCTTGAGCTTGTCCACAGCAGTCCGGATGTCAGCATCCAGATTGTTGCTGCCTTTCAGTGCCGCGTCCTGCGCCAGCAGGTTGATGACATCTTCTGCATCAATCGCACCGGCGTCCTGCGCAGCATTCCGGGCAAAATTGCGGAAGCGGAAATCTGCAGCCTGCTCATTGAGTTGGGTCTGCAATTGCTGCACCTGCTGCAAAGCGGTTGCCAGGTCGGACGGCTTCTGCGTACCGAAAGCGGCCAGGCCCTGCTGTGCGGCGGTCAGCTGCTGCTGGAGCGCATCCTCGCGTGCGTGGGCGGCGGTGCTGTCACGGCCTGCCAGGGCCATGATGGCGTCCACCTGGGCGTCGGTCAAACCTTCGATTGCTCTCAAATCCTCGCGCTTCATAGTTCCTCCCTTTGGGCTACGGCCCTTTTACGTCCTGCCGGGGACTTGCCCAATCCGCCCGATTCCGCTCGGCGTCAGCGATCTTGCCTTTATCGTAGCATGGATTCGGAATAAAAATGTGACAGGTTTTTTGTCAACCATGGCAACCGAGTTTCTATTAAATGTAATTTTCTATACGTGTAGGTACTATTACTCTCTAATTACC